CTTGCAGTAAATGCAGCACCTTTACAATCTTTGTACGATACAGGTACTGTAACTCAATTAACAAATATTAATACGGCTGTTACTTTAAATACACATGCCGGAGTTATTAATACAGTAAATGCAGCTACTGCACCAGGTACACCGGATGTATTTGTATTAAATAATACAAATATAGAAGCAAATTCAATTTTGCTTTTAAGTATTAATTATCCATCTGTTGGATCAGGTACTCCAGTAGTATCTTCAGAAATTAATGCACTGGGTAATTCTGCAAGGATTATTATTAGAAATCCAGATGCTTCTGGCCCATTGGATCAACCATTAAACATTCATTTCTTGATTATTAATCCTGCATAATGTCAATTGGCAATCTAAAGGATTACGGGAACAAAGGAAATAACTTTCCCTGGCAGTTAAAAATGTTACAGGGGTTAGATGCTATTAATAGTAGTATAACTACCGGTAATATTACAAATGCTAACTCAATGGCTATTGATGCATTTGGTAGACAAAGAGTTTCCAATCCTTTGACATTATTTGATTCATCTCATAGATATAAAGATAATGGTTTATGGAATACCTCCACTGCTAGTGGGGGTACTGCCGTATTTAGTCCAAATGAAGGATTAGTAAACTTAAATGTTGATACAACAAATGGCTCACAAGTATTAAGAGAAACAACAAAAGTGTTCTCTTACCAACCAGGTAAATCACTTTTAGTTTTTAATACTTTTGTAATGGCTCCTGCTCAAAGTAATTTGAGACAAAGAGTTGGTTATTTTGGAACTGATAATGGAATATATTTTCAGTTAAATAATTATACATCAAGTTTTGTTGAAAGAAGTTTAGTAACAGGTTTAGTTACTGAAACTGTGGTAAATCAATCTGCATGGAATGTAGATAGTTTAGATGGTACTGGTCCATCAGGTGTAGTATTAGACATTACCAAAGCACAGATAATGTTTATGGACATTGAGTGGTTAGGTGAAGGAACAGTAAGAGTTGGTTTCATTATAGATGGGGTATTTTTGCTTTGTCATAAATTCAACCATGCTAATTATATTGTATCAACTTATATTACTACTGCATCTCTTCCTCTTAGATATGAAATTACAAACACAGGAGTAACTGCAAATTCAAGTACATTAAAGCAAGTATGCTCTACTGTAATATCTGAAGGTGGCTATGAACTTAGAGGTGCACAACAAGCCGTTGGTACACCTATTACAACACCTAAAAGTTTAGCTGTAGCTGGTACATACTATCCTGTAGTAAGTATAAAATTACGTGCAGGATATGAAGATGCTGTAGTTATTCTTACTGCACTTTCTATTATGGGTGTAGCAACTGGTATTTATAATTGGAAAGTTGTTGCTAGTGGAACCACTAGTGGTGGTGCATGGGTTCCTGCAGGTGTAAATTCAGCTGTTGAATACAATATAACAGGAACAAGTTTTGCAGGAGGAAGAACTTTAGCATCTGGATTCTTAACATCCAGCACACAATCATCAGTAAACTTAGATATATTAAAAGAAGCATTATTTTCTTTTCAACTTGAAAGAGATTCTTTTACAGGTACATCCTATGAAATTTCATTAATTGTAGCAGCAAGTACAAATACTGAATTGATTTATTCATCAATGGACTGGGAAGAGGTAAGTAGATAATTATTAAAACATAAATTATGTCAATAGGAAATTTAAAAGACTACGGAAATAAGGGAAACAACTTTCCTTTTCAATTAAAGACTTTACAAGGTCTTTCTTTGCCACAATATAGAAATTTAAGAACTCTTTATTTGTTTGATTTATCAGCGTCAACATTAGAGTCTTTAATTAATGCGGAATTTGCTAATGCTCCAGATTCATATTTAATTTCTCAGAATGTATTTTTTGATGGATCAACAAACACATATGTGGCATTTATAACATTTGCTACTTTATAATGAAAAACTTAATTATACTTTCTTTATTACTGGTATTTATTACTTCTTGTTCATTAGAAAGAAGACTTGAAAAATACTGCCCACTTTGCACTCAGAAAGATAGTATAGTTACTATAACTCAAATTAGAGATACAACTATTAATATTCCGGGAGAAACTGTATATATAGAAGATACATTGTTCTGTGATTCATTAGGTAATGTATATGCCTCTAGACTAGCAGAGAAAGATGGAACTATTATTAAGTTACAATCAAGAGTTAGAGATAATAAATACAAAGTAATTGCCCGCGTAGATACTATCTACAGAACTGTAAGAGGTAATACTATTTATAAAACACAACTGATTACAAAAACTCAAAAGCCACAAAAGATAAAATACATCCCAGGTTGGGTCAACTTCCTAGCATGGTTAGGTGGTATATGGTTAATAATTATTATATTATATATTATATACCGTCTGATTAAAGCTCAAATACCTACAATATGAAAACAAATATAACTTTAGGAATCTTGGCAGTCTCTTCTTTCTTTGCACCAATTGAAATTATGGTTCTTGTTTTAATGTTTATAATCTTTGTAGATACTGTAGTTAAACTAATATCTCTTAGGAAAATAGCTAAACAGACTAAAAGAAAATATAGAGATGTATTCCAATCTAGAATTCTTAGACAAGGATATGTATACAAATCTCTAGGGTATTATATCACTGCAGGTGTAGTGTTTCCATTAGACTATTATGCATTAACTCCATTTGCAAATAGCTTACTTGACTTCTTAGGTTTTTCTTTTGTAATTTCTGTACCAGCTATTTTAACTAATATCCTACTAGGCATATTCTCAATTATAGAACTAGCTTCTATTAATGAAAACTGGTTTGATATTACCGGAAACAATGTGCTTAGAAAAACTTGTGATACTGTAAAAAAATTAAGAAAAGGTTTAAAAGACGCATCAGACACTTACAAAGACATCAAGAACTAATGAAACTGGATATTAATAAAATTGTTCAAGCAAGATTAGATAAAGATCAGTTCTATGCTGAAGAGTCTAAGAAGACACAAATCTACCTGCATCATACAGCAGGTGGAGGCAATGCAGTAGCTGTATCAAGATACTGGAATAGTAATGATACAAGAATAGCAACTGCATTTGTTATTGGTGAGAATGGGGACATTGTACAATGTTTCTCATCTAAACATTGGGCTTGGCATTTAGGAATTGATTCAGAAGACTTTACTAAGAATGGTGCAAAGTATCAGAACTTAAATAAACTTTCTGTAGGTATAGAAGTTTGCAACTGGGGTCCATTAAAACTCCGCAATGGCAAATACTATAACTATGTAAATGGTGTAGTTAAACCAGAGAATGTAACAACTCTTGAGACACCATTTAAAGGTACTAAATATTGGTACAAATATTCAGATGCACAGATTGAATCTCTAAGACAACTAGTAGAATACTTATGTGAAACATATGATATTCCTAAGACTTATAGATCAGAAATCTGGGCAATTGATAGAGAAGCATTTAAAGGGGTTCCTGGAATCTATACACATAACTCTGTTAGAAAAGATAAGAGTGATATGTATCCAGATCCTAAAGTAATAGACATGTTAAAAAACCTATAAAATGAAATTTAGAAACTCTTGGAAATCATCCACAAAACAATGGGATAAAATAATGATTAGAGTAAGAATCTCTTCATTAGACTTCTTATCATTTGAGATAGATATATCCAGAAACTTTTACTTACTAACTATATTAAACTTAACTATAAAAAATCGGTAATCATGGCAGATCCAATTAATCCATCTAGAAAAAGAGTAGTCAAAAAAACTGATATTAAAAGCTCTGACAAAAAATCTACATCTGGAACAGAAACTAAAACTGTTTACAGAAAAGATAGAGTAACACCTAAGAAGGTTGTTAAAACTGAATACACAAATTATTATACTCCAAAAGGTGGTATGATGGGTGGTAGTACTATTGAAAGCAAAGAGAAACAAAGATTTGATAAATCTGGAAAACTTAAAAGCACAACTACATTAACTCCAATTAAGAAAGTTGGTGGTGCAACAGATGAAAATTGTTGGCCAGGAAAACCAGGATGTGGTCATAAAAGAGCTAATAGAGTTAATAATAGAAGAGCTGCCGCTAGTAAAATTCCTGTAGGAAAAATTATTGGTGGTGTTGCAGCTGGTGTACTTGGTGGATTAGCTCTTAAGAATAAAGATAAAATTAAAGAGAAATTAGGAATAGAAAGAGATGGTGGTTCTATTAAAAAACTTAAAAAAGCTGCATTAGGTATGTCAACAGAAGAAAGTTGTGGACCTGGAAGACCTAAGTGTGGTAAGACTAGAACTCTAAGAGGAAAAACTACAAGATCTAGAACAGGACCAGCTCCTGGTAGAACTTGGATGTCAAGCATGTCTAAAGGCGGTTCAGTAGCAAAAAGAAAAAAATAAATTACTTTTCTGTAAGTAAGGTGATCCAGGTATATACTATGCCTGGATTTTTTATTTAAACTTGTTTTATTTAAACTTATTTTATATATATTTGTGTAAACTAATATAAATTAACGTCTTATGGAAACAACAAACCAACAACCAGAAATGGAGATGACTCCAGAACAATTAGAAGAGCAAAAAGAAAAGATGCTTGAGTTTTACAGAAACTCTATGCCATATTTAAAAGCTCAACTAGATTATGAAAAAATGCTTTTAGAAATTGATGAAACAAGATTTAAAAGATCTAGTATTCAATATCAATTTGCTATGATGATGAATCCTCCACAAGAAGAAGGTGATGATCAAGAAGAATCTTCTGAGCCAACTAAATCTGAGGGCAGAAAGCTTAAGAGAGGGTAATCATGGCTATAGTAAATCAAGTACAGAAAAAGGTAAGAATGCCCAAATGGGATGTGGTTAAATTCCAGATTCTTACACACTGCTACATTAAGAGAATTAATCTTAGTGACTCAGATCTTAATTGCTTGACTTTACTAAGTTTCAATGAACCAATAGAATTAACAGACTTTTGTTATGATGCATCTTCAGATGAAGAGCCAATCTTTAAATCTCCTCAGACTGTTAGAAACAGTGTGAATAAAGCTGAGAAAAACAATCTGGTAATTAAAGATGCATCTAACAAAAAGTTAATTAAACTAAATCCAGATTTAAAGATTCAGACAGAAGGAACTATTCTTTTAGATTATAAATTTTTAGGGGATGAATCCAAGAAAAGCTAAAAGAATCTATGATATAGTATCTGATGATCTAAATATTAAAAAAGATTTAGTTGAAGACTTAGTAGAGTTTTATTATAAAGATGTTAGAAAGCTACTTACCAATCTAGAATATCCAAGAATAAACATAGATGGTCTTGGTCAGTTTGTAGCAAAACCAAAAGCAGTAGCAGGTTCAATTGATAAGATAACTAAATCACTTGATAATCATGATACTTCTACATTCAAAGCATACCATAATAAAAAGGCAATGGAAAACAAACTAGAGCTATTACTAAAGTTAAGCTCTAAGTTGGAACAAGTAAACAATAGGAAAGAAGAATTTTTAAAAACCAAAAACAATGAAAAACGTACTTAATCTTATTTGGCAAAATAGATCACAAATTCTTGAGGGAATTAAGAACTCTGTAATTAGAGATGAAACAGTAGAAGAAATATCTAGACTAAGATATGATATTTGTGATGAGTGTCCAAGCAA